TGGAGACGTTGTTCACGCAGACTTCGACAGACCAGAGACAACCAAGGAGCAGCATAACGCTAAATATGTTGCGATCATTGAATCAACAAGTGAGGAAGAGTTTTGGAAGAATGCTGAAGAGAACGATCCGGGCTTGGTACTTAAGTCCTTCATTTCACTCGCGGCCTTCGCGAAGAAACGATACCCGGGAGAAGCACCAACATACCAAACGCCTGAAGGATACGAGTTCCATCCGGAGAGAGTGGATGGACTCAATGATTGGGTTAGAGAGTTTCTTAGGGAACACAAGGTTGGAGGTAAGTAAATATCACAGTCGGCTCCGCCGGGGAGGGTTGGTGGGGTACTAACCCACCCTGCTTCCTCCGCTGCGCTCCGGGTCGGGATGGGCCAAGACCCCCCCTTTCGCTATTCAAATTGGTAGCCAGGGTGGGTTAGTACAGTGTGAGTACAGTGCTAATAACACGGTATACAGAACGTGGGAGATCCCTCATCCTATGGGGTCCCTCCAGGATGGGAAAGACAGAATGGGCCCGAAGCCTCGGGCCCCATCTATACTTCGGAGAACAGTTCAACCAAGATGTTGCCATCCATGCTGACTCAGCAGGATATGCTGTCTTCGACGACTGTCAGCTTAGATTTGTGACAAACTGGAAAGGATGGATAGGACAGCAGAAGGAGTTCACGTGCACAGACAAATACAAAGGAAAGAAGACCATCAAGTGGGGCAAACCAGTTATCTGGTGCACCAATGAAGATCCAAGGAACGAATTTGGACTGAAAGATCATGAGGTCATGTGGCTAAACGCCAACTGTGTATTCATAGAGCTAGAGGTGAAGCTATACTAGCGTTCATGCCAATACAGTCTACCCGTAGGAATAAACTGCATAGTGGACGCGGAAGAAGTATTCGAACATGTGATAAAGTCGACTATGTAGTAGTCACCCATGCCACGGTTGCCCTCGGCATGAAAGACAGACTCAGTAACTGCGTTGCCATTCTCTTTGTCATCATAAATGAAGTTGGCATTCATTGGGTGCCACATTTTGGCCATGTGGATACGAGACTCTCCATTGCCGCCACGAAAGACGCGTGTCGAATCATGTTTGAGATTGACGGAATTAGTGTCAACAGGAGCGGTGAACACATCATTCCAGTCTTGGCCCTCAGATCCTTGGAAAAGGACCTCAAGAATGGACTCTCCAACTAAAGTTGCATTGGCGTTTGTAATGCTACGAGTCCAACCATTTGGAGCCGACTCCAAATAGAGGGGGTTGGTGGTAGTGACAAAGTCGTAAATACGAGCACCTTTCATAGTGAAACAGACGCGTCGCCAAAGCCACGCGTTACCGTTATTGACAAGAAACCGAATATTTTCCTTGTAACCGCGCATAAACACGGTACTGTTGGCGCGATAGTTCTCGAGGTTATCACCAGCAGCAGAACCACCATGTGTTTTGTCCATGGCCGTAGGCAAATGAGGGATAATATATCGAATACCGCCAGAGAGAGTAGCGACAGTATTGGTAGGGGGATCGCCGGGGTTGTTGATATTCGAAAAGGGCATACGAGTATCACTCTTCTTCTCCGAGGCGATGTTGAGGATACGGCGTCGGCTTACGCGTGCACGCCGGTAAGAGCGACGAAACCTCAGGTTCCGGCGCCGAATGACGCGACGACCCCGACGAGGTCGACGACGAGTCGTCCTCCGAGAATATCTCCTGAAAGCAGCCATCGCACAAAGTGACAACGACTATACCAGTAAATGAACGTGGGGATGTGCCGAGGCAACAATAACAAGCACGTGAAGGAAGGGGGGATGAAGGAGCAGGCATTTTGACATGTGAATGACATGTGACAGGGGAAAGTTGGGGTATATATAGTGGGGCAGGACACCAGGACACCAGAAGGGTAATCAGTGAATCTTATGATTACCCTTGGTGTCCCAGGACACGATGACTCAGCCATGCCTCGATTCCGGTTTACTGCCAAGTATGCACTACTTACGTACTCCCAGGTCGGGGACCTGGACCCGGCACTCATTGTCAATCTACTCCACACAACTGGAGCGAAACTCATTCTGGGACGAGAATCTCACGCAGATGGAGGAACTCATTTCCACGCTTTCGTGCATTTCGATCGACGACCCAACTTTAAAAGAGCTGACTGTTTCGATGTGGAAGGATTCCATCCGAACATCTCTGTCACTAAGGGAAAGCCAAGCGCTGGTTACGACTATGCAACAAAGGATGGAGACGTTGTTCACGCAGACTTCGACAGACCAGAGACAACCAAGGAGCAGCATAACGCTAAATATGTTGCGATCATTGAATCAACAAGTGAGGAAGAGTTTTGGAAGAATGCTGAAGAG